ATTCTATCATCAAGAAATTTAAAAATGATTACCATACAGACAAGGTTGCTCTAGTGACTTTAACTGACGGCTCTGCCAATTCAGTACACACAGCAAACGGTGGTGAAGTAAGATTAAAACTTAATAACAAATATGTTAAATGTGAGTATTCATGGAGAGGTGAGGGTAAAGACCTGACTTATAGATTATTAAAGTATCTTAAAAAGAAATACGACCTAGATACTATCGGTTTCTTCCTTGCAAGTAAATATAGAGATTTAAGATATTTGTTTTCAGTACCTTACAATAAAGAGGCATTGGCAAATTCAAAATTCAATAAAGATAAGTTTATTGCTGACTATAATACTGGTTATGATGTTTACTTCTATGTTAAATCAGATACCAAAGTTGTTAATGAAGTTTATGAAGATACAGCCACTGCCAATAAAAGTAAATTAAAAAGAATGTTTATGTCTGGAATGAAAAAAAGACTGAATTCAAGAGTTTTATTAAACAACTTTATTAAGAGGGTTGCTTAATGACAACAGAAGTGTTATATAACAACGGTTTTAAGTGCTTGACTTTATGCCGAAATTATGATAGCCTAATAGTACATTATGAGAAAAAAAAATAATATAAACAAAAGAAAGGACTTATATATTATGGAACTAAATGTAAAACAAAAATCGGTAGTCGATATCTTGTATAAAACATACAAATCGGATACCGTGACTAGACAAGAAATTAATGATCTAGTTAAGAGTAAGAAGATTGCCAATCCTTCGTGGTTGAAATCTGACAAGTATAAAGTAGGTAGAGGAGTTTATAAGTTACCTATGGGTGATGATGAGGTTGCAACTGAAATAGTTGATACTCAAAAATCAGAATCACAGGCGGCATATGTAGTTAGTTCTCTAACTGACAATGTTGTTCCTGCTAAAGATAAAGACTTTGTTACCTTCGGTAATTTTGCTGATGTTAAAAATGTTATAACATCTAAAAAGTTTTATCCTATATTCATTACTGGTTTGTCTGGTAATGGTAAGACTCTTGCTGTGACACAGGCTTGTGCCGTTGCTAAGAGAGAAATGATAAGAGTTAATATCACGATTGAGACCGATGAGGATGATTTACTTGGTGGTTATAGATTAAGGGACGGTCAGACTATCTGGCAAAATGGTCCTGTGATTGAGGCGATGGAGAGAGGTGCTGTTTTACTTCTTGATGAGATTGACCTTGCGTCTAATAAGATCATGTGTTTACAACCTATTCTTGAAGGTTCAGGAATCTATGTTAAAAAGATTAACAAGTTTGTGAAACCAAAGTTTGGATTCAATGTAGTTGCTACTGCGAATACAAAAGGTCAAGGTTCAGATGACGGTAAGTTTATCGGTACTAATGTTCTTAACGAGGCATTTCTTGAAAGATTTCCTGTGACTTTTGAACAAGAATATCCTGCTGCTAAAACTGAACAGAAGATTGTTGCTACTAAACTTAAATCTACCGGTAAGGCAGATGACAAGTTTGCTACTAATCTTGTGACTTGGGCAGATGTAATTAGAAAAACATATAAAGATGGTGGTGTTGATGAGATAATCAGTACAAGAAGACTTGTACATATCGCTGAGGCATACTCAATCTTTAAAAACAAAATGAAGGCGATTGAAGTTTGTACTAACAGATTCGATAATGATACTAAAACATCATTTGTTGATCTATATACAAAGGTTGACGCTGGGGTGTCTGCTGATCAGATACTAGAAGATAAAAAGAAGGCTGAAGAGGCTGAGATTTTATCTGAAAAGAATTCCGATGATAGTGAGGATGGTGAGGACACATTTGAAGTCTAACCTAAAAACTATCCATAATGTAAGTCCGCTTGGGAGAGTAAAATCTCCCAAGTTATTAATTAATGGAAGGAGTGAATATACTTATGCAAAATGTTAAACTAACACCAAAACAAGAATCGTTTGTCAAATTGGCAAACAAGGAAGGTTTTACTACTGAAATTACTAGGAAAGATATTATATCTTTACAAAGTAAACACGGTATTACTAAACCAGCTTGGTTAATGAAGAATACTGCTTATAGAGTAAACAGAGCTTCATATACTTTACCTACACTAGGTCAAGTTGTTGAATCGGAATCTACCGATAGTGAATAAAGACATTATATTGAGGGCGGATTATTCTGCCCTTGATAGCTTGACTATACAATCTAAAAGTGTTATAATGATTACAGAAAGATTTACTTATGAAAATATCTAAAAAAGAACCAAAGAATAAAAAACAAAAAAAATTAAGTGGTACAATTTCTGACTATCCGTTAGTTGAAGTTAAATGGTCTGACGCCACTGGTGACGCTGGTTGGCATGATATTAATAAGGCAATATTATCTAAACCTGCTAAACCTGTATCATTAGGTTATAAACTTCTTCAAACAAAAGAAAAAATTATAATCTTTACAGATTATATTGTAGATGATGAAGACGGAACATTAACAGTAGGTAATGTATCAACTATACCTGCAGCTTGGGTACAAGATGTAACCGAGATAACATTTAAATAGTATGGCTGGATATACAATAGAAGTAAGAAATAACAATGTTGAAAAAGCATTAAGAGTCTTAAAGAAGAAATTAATCAAAGACGGTGTTATGAAAGAATTAAAAGAAAGACAATATTATCAAAAACCTTCTTTCAAAAAAAGAGAGAAGAAAAAAGAAAATATTAGAAGACACAAAAAAGATCAAAAGATTAAAGCGCTGAAAGGCGAATTATAGAATTATGAGGTATTTTATGTTGTTAATATCTCGTATGTTTAATTTGAAACAACAAGAGAAAAAAAGGAAAAATATAATGGCTAGAAAAACATTAAATAAGAAAACTAAAGTGTTAAATTTATTATCAAAAGGTGCACCAATATCATGGAAAGCATTAAGAAGTAAATTTGATTTAACATCACCAAGAGCAATGGTAGACCAATTAAGATCAGAAGGACACATGATTTATATCAATGAATCAACTAAAGGTACTTCATACAGATTAGGTGCTCCTACTAAATCTATTATCGCTGCTGGTATTAGAAAATTATACGGACCATTCAAATACGCTTATTCAGCGTAATTGGTCGTATAAATAGTAATGTTGGGCTGCTCGTAAGTCCTAACATTAAGAGGTAGAGTATCTTCCGCAAAGATACTTATTCGGTGAGGTTTGGTAGTTTCACTCCGTGATAAAAGAAACTACCTTATAAATAAAAACGATACGCTCATAAGAGGTATCATAATTAACTCGCTTAACAAAGGAGCAAATATGACTTATAAAACACTTAACATATGGAAAGACCTACGACCTTATTCAGTAGGCTTTGACAATATATTCAATCACTTTAATTTACACCTAGACAATCAAAGAACTGTAAATTATCCCCCTTACAACATAGTAGAAGTAGATTCGCTTAACTGGAGAATCGAAATGGCATTAGCAGGTTTTGGTAAAAAAGATATCAATATCGAATATGCTAACAATCTATTAACAGTTGAAAGTGTTAAAGATGAAGACACTAAAGAGGTTGAAGAAAACGATGGTGTTCTTTTTAAAGGTATATCTAAAAGACAATTCAAAAAATCATTTACATTAGCAGATGATGTTGTGATAAATGGTGCCGAACTTAAAGACGGTATGCTTGTAGTTGATCTGGAGAAGATTGTACCAGAAGAAAAGAAACCAAGAACAATCAAAATTAAATAATAATAGAGGGGCCTGCTTGACAGGCCCTTTTAAATTTGATATAATTATAAATAATTAAAACAACATTTTTATTTGTTTGTATTCATTTTGTTTACATTCATTTAATTATAGAAAGGGCATAAAATGCTTAAACAACTAAACGAAGTAGCAGACTTCAATCCTCAAACTGCTGATAATTTCTTTACAAAATCATATAAAAAATATTTACATCTAGGTGCTAAGTTTAACGATAATCCAATTCTTGTTAATCTTAATGACATCATACAAATAGATGAAATTTTTAATAATGAAGGTAGGGAGACACAACACACAACTTTAGAATGGCAAAGACTTGCAACAGATTTTGGTAATGGTATTAAACCTTGGTTAGACTTACCTATCGTTGTTAAGAATACTGATAAAGATATAGATAAAAAATATAAACTAGTTGCAGGTTACGGATCGTTAAATGCTTTGAAATCAAACGGTGCTGATAAATATTGGTTTTATGAGGTTGTAGAGTACACACCATCTATACTATCAGAAATTGCTGTATTTGAAAACACATCTGAAGTAATAACTACTTCATATAAAACTGGTGTTGATGGTATCATATTTCATTTAAAGAATATGATTGCTAAAAAACACAAGGCTTTAGTTAATGACGAGCAATCAATATCAGACTATATTGATAAGACTTGGCCAGGTATGATACCTGAAGTTAAAGGTGTAATCATATCTAAAGCTAGAAATGCACAAACAAAAAGTAAAAGAATCAAAACTTACAATCTTTCTGAAATAGACAACTGGTTACAAGAAATGGCAGATAGAACTGCTCAGTTTACTCACGGTGGTAATTTTGATAAAAAAAGAGGAATGTATGGTTTTGTAGGAGTTAATATTCAAGATCCATTTCTTCGTGCAGCTAAAAAGTTTGCTGAAACTGGTAATAAATCTTATGTAGTATTACATTGTAAGAGTCCAGGTAAAACACAAACAATAAAAGACATGAGAAAAATACAACTTAAAAAACTACAAGAATTTAAGAGTATGTTCTCTGGATTAGGAATGAAAACTAACTTTTTATCTGTGTTAGGATTTCTTCCACAAGATACCGAAACAGATAAGATGACACTATTGGTACAATAATATAATAAAGGGGCCTGCTTGACAGGCCCTCACAAAAATGATATACTTAATTAAATTAACAATTGAAAGAAAAATATATAATGAAACTAAATCAAAACACGATTGAAACTCTTAAAAACTTTGCAGGTATTAATACTAACATATTAATCAAACAAGGTGATGAGTTATCAACTATATCCACAATGAGAAATATATTCGCCAAGGCTAAAGTTTCTGATAACTTTGCTAACGAGTTTGGCATATATGATCTAAACGAATTTCTAT